CAAATTCCGCGAGATGATCGCGGCCGGCTACCTGATCGGCGGCAAGTGCTGGTACCCGGACGATGCCAACGACAAAGACACGCTCAAGGCCGGCAAGTTGTTCCTGGATTACGACTACACGCCGGTGCCACCGCTGGAAGACCTCACGTTGCGGCAACGCATCACTGACCGCTACCTGATCGACTTCGCCAGCAAGATCAACAGCTAACCCGGGCCTCCCCGCAAGGGGAGCTGACCCGTGCCTGAGCAACGGAGACACGCACCATGGCTATGCCTCGCAAACTCAAAAATCTCAACCTGTTCAACGACGCCAACAGCTACTTGGGCGTGGTCAAGACCGTCACCCTGCCCCCACTCGGCCGCAAGATGGAAGGCTATCGCGGCGGCGGTATGAACGGCCCGGTCAAGGCCGATCTGGGCTTCTCGGATGATGGCATCCAATTCGAATGGAAGACCGGCGGCCTGGATCTTATCGCTCTCAAACAGTTCGGCGCCGTCAACGCCTCGGGCGTCGCGTTGCGCTTCACCGGCTCGTTCCAGCAGGACGACACCGCCGAGATCAGCGCCGTGGAGGTCGTGATGCGCGGCCGACACGAAACCATCGAAATGGGTGATGCCCAGCCTGGTGAAGACACCGAGCACAGCATCACCACCACCTGCACCTATTACAAATTGATCGTCGATAACGAAGAAATCATCGAAATCGACTTGCTCAACTTCATCGAGAACGTGAACGGCGTGGACATGCTGGAAAAGCAGCGCCAAGCCCTCGGCATCTGACCATACCCGCCCTTTCGCAGGGCGGTTAACCCTGCAAACTGGAGCCATTTATGAAACCTGAAGACACCCTCGAAGCGCTGCCACCCGTTGATGACAACACCGTCACCCTGGACACCCCGATCATCCGTGGAAAGACCGTCATCGACACCATCACCCTGCGCAAACCGCAATCCGGCGAGCTGCGCGGTGTGCAGCTGGTCGAGCTGTTGAACATGGACGTGGCGACCCTCATCAAGATCCTGCCGCGTATCAGTAGCCCAGGCATCACGGCGCCCGAGGCCGCCAGCATGGACCCGGCTGACCTGCTCGCCTGTGGCAGCAAGATCTCCGGTTTTTTGTTGCAGAAGTCGGTCAAGACGGACGCGTCCCTCGTTGCGTAGAAGACGCCATGGCCGACCTGGCCGTGGTTTTCCATTGGGCACCGGCTGACATGGACCAGCTGGGCCTGAAAGAACTGATGGAGTGGCGCGAGCGCGCCCGGGTGCGGAGTTCCACCGATGGCGAATGATTTAAAACTTCAGGTTCTGCTCAACGCCATCGACAAGGCGAGCGGGCCACTGAAGGCCATCAACAACGGCAGCATCGGTGCCGCCCGCGCCCTCAAGGAAGCCCGCGACCGCCTCAAGGAACTCAACGCGCAACAGAAGGACGTCAGCGCTTGGCGCACCCAGCGCGCTGCCGCCGAGCAAACCGAGCAAGCCCTTGTCGCCGCCCGCGACAAAGTTCGGGCCCTGTCCCAGCAGTTCGCTGCCACCGGTGCGCCGACCAAGGCGATGACCAAGGACTTCCGGGCAGCCGTTCGCGAAGCCCAGAAGCTCAAGGAACAGCATCAACAACAGGGCGAACAGCTCCAGGCCCTGCGCAGCAAACTGCAAGGCGCCGGCATCAGCACCAAAAACCTCAGCAGTCACGAACGCCAGCTGCGTGAGCAAATCAGCGCCACCAACGCCAGCATCAACGAACAGGGCAAACGCCTGGTCGCGTTGAATGCGCAGCAAAAGCGCCTTGCCATCGAGCGCGCCAAGCTGGAGAAAACCCAAAGCCTCGCCGGCAACATGGCTATGAACGGCGCCGCCGGCCTGGGTGTGGGGTATGCCGCGAGTCGGCCGGTGGCTAAGGCCATCGGTGCCTTTGCGCCGAACGAAGACTCGGCCACGCAGCTCAAGGTTTCGATGATGGATGACACCGGCAAGGTGTCTGAAGACTTCCAGAAAATCACGGATCTGGCGACCAAGCTGGGCGACCGACTGCCTGGTACCACGGCCGACTTTCAGGAAATGATGACCATGCTGCGGCGCCAAGGCCTCAGCGCAAAGAGCATCCTCGGCGGCACGGGCGAAGCGGCTGCTTATCTGGGCGTTCAGTTGCAGATGCCCGTAACCGCCGCGGCTGAATTTGCCGCGAAGATGCAGGACGCCACCCGAACATCCGAAAAAGACATGATGGCGCTGATGGACATCATCCAGCGCGGGTTCTACTCCGGCGTAGACCCGACCAACATGCTCCAGGGTTTCAGCAAGATCGCACCGGTCATGGACACCATCAAGAAATCAGGCATCGACGCCGCTGCCGAGCTGGCCCCGCTGCTGATCATGATGGACCAAGCTGGCATGGAAGGCGGCGCGGCCGGTAACGCCTACCGGAAAATCTTCCAGGCAGGCCTGGACAAGGACGGGATCAAAGACGTCAACAAAATCATGGAACTTGAAGGCAAAAACATCCGCTTCAAGTTCACCGACGACAAAGGCAATTTCGCCGGCCTGGAAAATCTGTTCGCTCAGGTCGAAAAACTGAAGTCACTGAACGACGAGGACCGCACGTCCACGATCAAGCTGCTGTTCGGCGACGACTCCGAAACCATGACCACCTTGAACACCATGATGAACAAGGGGATCGCGGGTTATCGGGAAGTGCAGCAGAAGCTGCAAAACCAAGCCGATTTGCGCAAGCGGGTCAACGAACAACTCGCCACCCTCACCAACGTCATGGAAGCCGCAGAGGGCAGCTTCACCAACGCCCTGGCCGAGTTTGGCGCTGCTGTTGCGCCCGAACTGAAACAGATCATCACCACTCTCGGAGAGGTTGCCAACAGCGTTGGCGACTGGGCACGGGAAAACCCGAGACTGGCGGGCGGCCTGGTGAAGGTTATAGCGGCTGTCGCTGGCCTGGCCTTCGTGTTCGGTGGGCTGGCCTTGACTATGGCCAGCCTGCTCGGCCCTTTCGCCATGGTGCGATACGGCATGGGCATGTTTGGCATTCGCTTGGGCATCGTGAAAGCCCAACTGATAGGTACGCGCACCGCAGCAGCAGGCGCCGGAGCCAACATTGGTAGGCTTGGGAAAGTCTGGCGGTCCCTGGTAGCCACTCGCTCGGCGGGTGGATTGCTCAGTGCGTTACCCGCTTTCGTCAGCAGCGCCCGCCTGGCTGCCGCCAGCGTGCTACCGATGCTCGGCGGTGCGATCAGCGCGGTCGGTGCCGCCATCATGGCGACACCCATCGGCTGGCTGCTGGCGGCTGTCGCGGCCCTGGTTGCTGCTGGTGTGTTGGTCTACAAGTACTGGAACCCGATCAAGGGCTTTTTCCTCGGCTTTTGGCAGGGCCTCGTCGGTGCCCTTCAACCCGTGCTCGATAGCTTTGCAGGGCTCGGCCAATCGTTGCTGAACCTGGGCCAAGTCGTCATGACGCTGCCAGGTGTCGGCGCAGCCATGGAGCTTCTGGGCAACATCGCACGCCCGCTGTTCAGTCTGATATCAGATGGCGTGAGCAGCTTGATCACCTGGTTCGGCCAGCTACTTGCACCCGTCCAGGACGTCGGCGGCGCCGCTCAGTCAATGGGCGAACGCTTCGGCGCTGTCATCGGCAATATGCTCAGCCTTCTGTTAGGTCTACCTGCACAGTTCGCTGAACTGGGTACGCAGATGATTCAAGGCCTGGCAAATGGCATCACCAACAGCCTGACCGTAGCCAAGGAGGCCATCACCGGGGCAGGCGATGCGGTGATTGGTTGGTTCAAGGAAAAGCTCGACATCCACAGCCCCTCCCGTGTGTTCGCAGAGCTGGGCGGCTTCACCATGGCCGGCCTGGCCCAGGGGCTTGAGGGCAGTCAAAACGGGCCGCTGAGCGCCATGACCAGCCTGAGCAAACAACTCACGGCAGCCGGCACACTGGCCCTCGGCGCAACCGCCATGCCGCTGGCCGCCATGCCGTTGCCGCAATTCCCGGTCGGGGCTGCCGCTGCCTCTTCGTTGTCGATCGATGATCGGGCGCCCATCAGCCCTGCCCCGGCGCCGCTTCATGACAGCCACGACACCTACGAAATCAACATCCACACCACGCCAGGCATGGACGCCCAGGCGATCAGCCGCGCCGTACGGGCCGAGCTGGCGCGCATCGCCAGCGAAAAGGCCGCCCGCCAGCGCAGCAAACTGTCAGATCTGGAGTAATCCCTATGATGCTTGCCTTGGGCATGTTCGTGTTCAGCCTGTCCACCGCCGCTTACCAGGAGCTGCAACGCCAAACCGAATGGCGCCATGCGAGCAACAGCCGCGTCGGCGCCGCTCCGGCTCGGCAGTTTGTCGGGCGCGGCGACGACACCATCACCCTACCCGGCGTCATCCTCCCGGAGCTGGCCGGCAGCGCCCTTAGCCTCGACGCTCTGCGGCTGATGGCGAACACCGGCAAGGCCTGGCCGATGGTCGAAGGCAGCGGCCGCATCTACGGCTTGTGGATTATCGATGGTCTGAGCGAAACCAAAACGCTGTTCTTCCGTGACGGCACGCCTCGGCGTATTGAATTCACGGTCAACCTCAAGCGCATCGATGACGACCGGATCGATCTGCTCGGCGCCGGTACCAGCGCAGGCGTCAACATTTTGAGGGCGCTGCTGTGATTGATGCTGCCCTGTCCAAGGTTACCGGCTACGTAGAAGACCTGGTCGAACGCTATCGCCGCGATGCGGCCTACCCGGTGCCGGCGTTTCGTATCACGGTCAATGGCAACGACATCGCCCAATTGATCAGCCCACGACTGATGAACCTGGAGCTGACCGACAATCGCGGGATCGAGGCCGACCAGCTCAGCATCACCCTCAGCGACCACGATGGGCTGCTGGCGATCCCGCCCAAAGGCGCGACCATCCGACTGTGGCTGGGTTGGAGTGATACAGGCCTGGTGGACAAAGGCACCTACACCGTCGATGAAACCGAACACAGCGGCGCGCCGGATGTATTGAGTATCCGCGCCCGCTCGGCGGACCTTCGCAAAGGTCTGAAGACCAAGCGCGAGCGCAGCTGGAGCAACACCACCCTCGGCGATGTTCTGGGCGATATCGCCCTGGGCAACGGTCTCACCGCCACCATTGCCGGCGCCCTGGACGGTTTGCCTATCCTGCAGTTGGACCAGGCCAACGAGTCCGATGCCAACCTGATCAGCCGCGTAGGGGAAGAGTTCGACGCCGTAGTCACCGTCAAAGCCGGTTGCCTGCTATGCCTGCCAGCGGGTGGCGGCAAGACGGCCACAGGCGCGGAGCTGCCGCATATCACCCTCACCCGTGCCGATGGCGACCAACATCGTTACTTGCAAGCTGACCGCGACAGCTACGACGGTGTGCGTGCCTACTTCTACGACGTGAACAGCGCGAAAAAACAGGAAGCCATTGCCGGCGGCGGTGAAAACCTCAAGGATCTGCGCCACACCTTCAGCGACCGTCAGTCCGCCCTGCGAGCCGCCCGGGCCGAATTCAACCGTCTGCAACGTGGCAGCGCGACGCTCAGCTACACCCTCGCCCGGGGTCAGCCTGACCTCATTCCCGAACTGACCTACACGCTCCAGGGTGTCAAGCCGGAGATCGACGAAATCATCTGGTACGGCGGAAACGTGCAGCACACCCTCAGCCCGGACAATGGATACACCGTCAGCCTGGAGCTGGAGAGCAAGTTGCCCGAGGATACGGTTGAGGGATTGGCGGAGGAAAACAAAGGGGATTACACAGGGATCATCGCGTACTACCGCGACAAGAAAACAGGGAAGGAGAAGACGGTGACTGCGGGGGATCAGAGCAAGCCGAAGCGGTTGCGGTGGCTGTATGCCACGGAGAAGACGGCGAAGCGGGCGGTAGATCGGGAGTGGAAGCGGATGCAGGTCACACCCTAACGCAATGACGACCTGCACCACCTATTAACTAGCTCAGTCTGTGCGCCAACTCCACGATATCCTTGTAGCTTTGTAATTTTAAGATTTCGCTCTCCCTAGACAACGCAAAGTAAACCGGCGACCTCCACGAACTTACACTTTGCGCCATGCTATTACGACTTTGATGATCGGACTCCAACAAAGCCAAATAGTATGTCGCTAAGTGACTCACAGTTGCCAACTCTGTTGTAAAAGAAAAAGTAACAGGATCCGCTTCTTTTTCATCATAAGCAGCTATCGCCTCTCGAGACTTTCCTGACACCCATAGATCCGCATAAAATTCGGATTTTGAGGCTTTGAAAAACACCAGGTACGCCAACCAAAAGAAATGCACTGGCCCTTGAATAGAGTCGCAAGCACTTTTGATTTGCCTAGTATAATTCATCAACTCCCGAAGCTCGACCTTAAAATACTTACACAAGCCGACCATAATTATCGCATTTTCAGTAAAACCCTGAATGTAACTAACTACTGTATCTTTTTTGGGATATACACACTCAGAGTCCCCGGGGAAATAATTACCTACAACCTTCCCCATAACATTCAACCCCAACTCAACCGAGGAAATACTCGGAAGACTTTGATGGACTAAACTATATATATCCGCATTATTTAAATTAAACTCAGCATCAAAAAACCTATTCAGATACCTTTCAGATGAAAAGCCTTGCCCATAAACCGCACGTATAGAATGAGCTAATTGCCGCGAGTCCGAGGCAATAATAAATCGACAATTTTCCAGCTCGAAAAAATGTTTAATACGCTCAAGCAACTCTATCGCATATGTCGGACGACAACGATCTAGTTCATCAATAAATATGAAGGCAGGTTTTTTTAAGCCTTTGTTATTCGCAGCCTGAGAAAACCTCTCAATTATTGCTTTTTTGAATTCATCAACGTGCTGTAAAGTTTTAGCTTGATCAGCAATAAGCGTGCTGACAACATCGCTTGCAAAATCCGCGCCTTCTTGATCGCCCTCCTCTCCCAGCAACTCCTTGAGTTCTACTCCGATATATTTCTTCACTAATCCTTTAGCAATCAATGGGGCGGCTTTCTTAACAATTGAAGCGGCCGCATTGACTGCGGTCCTACCTGCATCATGAAGACTTAGATCCAAATTGTCTTTTGTCTGCTGTTCAATGCAAGTGATCAATGCAATAAGGGGCTCAGCTGTATAATCAGTTTCCCAAGCGTTAAAAAAAACACATACGTAATCGTTATCCAGTTCACTTTTCCAACGATTCAAGAAAAACGATTTTCCTGCACCCCAAGGGGAATTCACATTCAATACTTTAACATGGGGATTTGCGAGCATATAGGACGTCAAGAATTTCGCGCTTGGCTGCCGATCCATAAGATCATCAGCCCATATTTCCGTAGCATCTACCATTTTCCGCCCCTTTAAGAATCGTCAGTAGGAAACTCAGTACAGCGTTGAGCCCGACAAAGCCAATCACAGGATAATTTTCTATACTTAAAACAATTGCTAAGTTCAATGACACCCGGTGTAGCGCCGAGCCCTATTCACCGAGCACCTAATAACACGTTCAGAAACCGTAATATATCTTGCTGTTGCACTTCATCGAGCTGCCTGAAGAGCTGCACAATCATCCGCTCGTGCTCATTCAGTCCAGGCAATTCGATAACCTCGGTTAGGTCGGTTTCTACCTCTTTCATCACTGACATGTGTCACTCCATTCAACACGTCGGGCGCCCGGTACCAACATCGGCACCAACCAAAGCACCCGGGGAGTGCGTCATTCTCAGCATGTTTCGGTGTGTCACCAGCCCATTGAAAAAAATTTTATTGCAAATTACGCACCGCCGCAGAGCGCCTGGGCACGCTGAACGATATCGCTGTAGTCCATCTTGATGGATGGCATCGTTGGATTGGGCTTGGTGATTTCCTGGCCGTCTGACCAACCACGATCCTTTGCCTGACTCCGGGCACTTCCGCTCAACGCATAGACGGTTCCATCCGAGGTTCGGGCCAACGCCTTGGGCGACGGTCCAAAGCAAAGCAGGTCAACGCTATCGACTGTAAACGGCCAAGCGTCTCCGTAGTCTTTGCTCGAAACCTTCTGACTTTTCTCCTGGGCACCACACACACCCGAAGCGAGCATTGCCAGAGCCACTACCGATATCGTCATCCTTTTCATGCCACAAACTCCTTATTTTTTCACTGTAAAAGCCCTAAGTAGGCGCATCACCGCGCCTTTGTCCTCATCGCCCAGGCTGCGTACGTGCATCACGACTTCCAAGTCATCGTTGGACAGCTGGCTTTCGCCCATAGATGAGCGCTGGCCGGTCACCACGTAAAGGACATCCACCCCTTGTTCAGCAACGGCCGCCAAGTAACTGGCATCCGGGCTGCGCTCGCCCTTCTCATAGT